TTCTGACTGTCAGACAAGATCAGACTGCTTTGATCGGTGTATCTACTGGTGCAGATGCAGTTTCAATTCAAGAGAGATCTAATAGTGCAAATTATCAACTCACATTTACTGAACCTCTTGGTATAGGTTCAAATTATCAGAGTTTGTATGTTGATAGTGAAAACGGTCAACTTCAGTACAATCCATCTTCAAACACTCTGTCACTTGACACTGTGGTTGCCAGCTTGACTGGTATTGCAACTGGTGCCCAACGTGTTAATATCGATAGAAAGAGTGATGGTGTACATTATCAGGTAGCATTTACTGAACCTGGTACTGATGAATATCAAGCCCTTTATCTTGATACTCAATCTGCACAGTTTACTTACAATCCAAGTTCAAATACATTAACTGTTGCTAACATTGTTGGTGATCTGACTGGAGATGTAACTGGTACTGCAACTAATGCAAACTTCATTAATGTAGATGAGACGAATGATGATACAACATTTCAGGTTCTCTTCAGTCCTGCAGGTGATACAGGTTATGAAAGACCTCTTATCGACACAAACAACGCACAGTTTACATATAATCCAAGTACACAGGATTTAACTGTCGGTAACTTGAATGGTGATGGTTCTAATGTAACATCCATCCATGGACCTAATATCACCACAGGTGTCATCAATGAAGCTAGACTTCCTAATGCATCAACCTCCGCTCAAGGTGTCGTTCAATTAAATAATACCTTCCCACCCACAAGTACATCAACCACCACAACCATAACGACAAACGTTGCAAGACAACTTTATAATGCATCAGTTGGTGTCATACCATCTGGTACTACCATGTTGTTCTATCAGTCAAATGCACCGAGTGGATGGACTCAGATTACCAGTAGCGTTAATAACCGTGCATTGAGAGTTGTAAACAGTGAGGGTGCCAATAGTGGTGGTAATATGAACTTTACTGGTGCATTTGCCAGTAGATCTGTTCCACTTTTACAACATAACCATAATGCTAATGCTGGTAACCAGAGTGCTAATCACTCACATAATGTTTCTGTAGGAAATGCTGGGGATCACAAGCACGAAATTAGTGATCCAGAACATAGCCATAACTATGAAGATAGTCAGGCACAATTAAGTGGTTCTAAATTTGGTGCAGAAGGTGAGAAGTTGATGTCCAGTAACGAGGATGAGGGAAGAACAACAGAATCCTCTAACACAGGTATCAACGAAACTGAAGAAGCTGGTGTACATAAGCACAATGCCAACGCAGGCAGCAACTCTGCCAATCACAATCACACAATCACCGTTGCAAATGCGGGAACTTCTGGTGCATCAATGGACTTCAGAGTTCGATATCTTGATGTGATTATTTGTAGTAAGAACTCTTATTGATTAGGTGGCAATGTATTAATTGGGGGATGAGGCGTAATTTGAGCCTGAACAATCCCCTGATTTATTGCATGTGCATATAATTGATTGTTTCTGTCATTTGCTGCTACCGTCTCATTTCTAAAATCTTCTACTGCAGCAGTTGTTTGTCTAGACATTTGAGAGTTTTCAACGGCCATCATTGGCATCCAAGCCACAGCACATTTATAATTGTTTATCTCTTGTCCAGTTTGTGGATTATACCCCTGCACTTGTGTATACCACGCACACTTATGTCCAACACACTTCTTCTGAATTAACGGACAAAATTCACCATCTTTCATCTTGTTAAATACTGAATGATCTGAAAATATTTATCTGGTTATATTATAAATACAACTAACGGAAGGAAAATCATAGGTAATGTCATTACTTAGGGCCGACAAGATTGCCAATAGGTTTAATAATACGGGTCCTATTATTGTAGGTCCATCGACTGTTAGTGGCAGTTTCAGTATTACTGGAATCACGACGGTCCTCGGTCTTGGTGTTACACAAAGTATTTTAGTTGGTCAGGCAGTCACTACAAACTATCTGACTGTCAATAATGGTGCAGATATATTCAATGCAAACCTGACAGGTATTACCACTGCAGGTATCGTCACTGGTGCTACATATTACGGTAACGGTGTCAATCTGACTGGTGTTGTCACATCAGTCACCGCTGGTGCTGGTGTTCAAATCAGTCCTGTTTCTGGTCAAGGTAGAGTCACAATTTCTGCTACTGGTGTTGCGGTTGCGGGATATGCAACTAATGCTGGTCTTGCAACTGATGTCAAAGGTGGTGTAGCTGGTGCAGTTCTGTATCAGATTGGACCAGATGATACTGGATTCACTGCGGCTGGTTCTGCTGGAGAAATTCTTCAGTCAAACGGTACTGGAACACCCACATGGGTCAGTCTTGCAGCAATCAATGTATCATATGCAGATTCTGCAGGTATTTCTACCAACCTGAAGGGTGGTTCTGCTGGCAGAATTCCTGTTCAAAGTGGTATTGATCAGACAACATTCATGCCTGTGGGTGTGTCTGGTAACATTCTTCTTGCTCAAGGCACATCTACCCCAATCTTCATTGATCCTAAGGCACAACTTGATGTAAGAAGAGCAAGATTTGCTGGTATTGCAACCAATTTACAGAGTGGTTACATCTCATCCGCAACTTCATTGGAAGTTATTGGTGTCACCACACTTGGTGTTGCTACTGCAAAAACATTAGATGTCACTGGTATCACAACTACCGATCTTCTAAATGTTGGCACTGCAGGAACTATTCCTAACCTTACATTATCTAATTCAGGTATTGCAGTCACAGCGATTCTTGACGAAGATGATATGGTGTCAAACAGAGCTGATGCTCTGGCAACACAACAATCTATTCGTGCATATGTAGATGCAACCAGAACTGGTATCGGACTGACATTCGATGCGGATACTGGTACAGGAACAATTGACCTTGACGAAGAGACCTTCACCATCGAAGGTACAGCGAATGAGATCTATACCATTGGTCTTGGTAATACAGTCACAGTTGGTCTGGATACTAACGTCACTGTTCCAAACAACCTGGTAGTTTCTGGTTTCTCCTCTCTGTCTGGTCTGACCACAATTACAGGGTCACTTGGTGTTACTGGTATCACCACCACACAGAACCTTGAGGTTATTGGTGTTTCGACTATCGGAACACTAGGTGTCACAGGTGTTACTACTACACAGTTCTTAGAAGTAACTGGTGTCACAACGACTGGAACACTTGGTGTCTCTGGTGTTACTACATCTCAGTTCCTGGAAGTCACTGGTGTTTCTACATTCCAGGGTGATGTAACTCTGGGTGCTGGTGTTACCTTATTCAATGGGGATTTTGAGAATTCAAATCTGACTGGTGTCACTACCGTACAAAATCTAGGTGTCACTGGTATCACCACAACTCATGCATTAGAAGTAACTGGTGTCTCAACACTCACTGGTTATGTAACTGCTGGAACTGGACTGACGGTTGCTGGTACTGGTATTACTGCAACCACACTGAATGTCACTGGATTCTCTACACAGACAGGATTCGCAACATTTGGTAACTCGGTCAATGTTGCTAATCAATTCTATGCAGGTGGTATTTCATCTGTTGGTGCAGCAATCACGATGTACCCCTCCACGGGTATCGTCAGTGCTACAGCATTCTATGGTGATGGTTCAAACCTGACTGGTGTTGTTGGTCTGGTATCCGTCACCAACATCCTGTTTGTCACACCTGATGGAAACGATGACAACGATGGTTATCTTGTATCGACTGCAAAGAGAACTGTTGGTTCTGCTTTAACAGTTGCTGAAGCATCTACAGTCATCAAGATTTCTGCTGGTAATTATACAGAAAATAACCCAATTGTTCTTCCAGAACAGGTCACACTCCTCGGTGACAGTTTGAGAGAGGTATCACTCATCCCACAAAACGCAGATCAGGATATGATCTACGTTGCGAATGGTAGTTATGTAGAAAATATATCCTTCACTGGATCACTGGACGAAGGTAAAGCGATTATTGCATTTAATCCCGACAAACCATCTTACGTTACTCAGGGTCCTTACATCCGTAACTGTACTAACTTCATCTCCAATAGTATTGGTATGAAGATTGATGGCAAACATGTCATCGGTGCAACCAAGGCGATGAACGTTGATAGCTACACTCAACTCAATCAAGGTGGAATTGGTGTTTCAATCTCCAATGATGGTTATGCTCAGTTAGTTTCTATCTTCACGATCTATAACGATCAAAGTATTGTTTGTATCAATGGTGGTCAATGTGACCTTACAAACTCCAACTCTTCCTTCGGTAGATTAGGTCTGGTTGCTGATGGTATTGGTTCAAGACAATTCCTGGGTACTGTCACTACGGCAACTGATGCTAACACTCAAACATTTACACTGAATGTAGGTGTTGGAACTCTGGGCATCACCACTGCTGACTATACTGCAAGTACAGGTATCATTACGATTACTACTGATGCCAACCATGGTTTCAATGAAGGTCAACCTGTAGAGATCAGAGACCTCGAATTCCAGTGTTCAAGTGGTCCTGGTATTGTTACATTCCCATCTGGAAACTATGGATATGTCTTTACCGTAGATGCAGTCGGTGCAGCCAATAGTTTCTCAGCTTATGTTGGTGTCTCAACTCTTGCACACGATTATGTAAGAGCAGGTGTCACCTCAACTTTTGTCACAAGACCTTATGATGGACAAGTGGCATATGTCGATGAATTATATAATTCTATTGAAGGTGTCACCATCACTAATGGTGGTTCAGGTTATACTACACCACCAGTAGTTACATTCTCCTCACCTTCTGAGACCTGGGGTATTACAGCAACAGGTACAGCTGTCCTTACAAATGGTGCTGTAACTTCTATTCAAATGATTTCAAATGGTAGAGGTTACACAGGAACACCAACAGTTACCATCGATGGTGCTGCTACTGGCACCTGTGATATCTTACCTACATACTATGTGGTTAGTAGTAGTACCCCTATTGTCGGGGGTATATCTACAGTCACCTTTACTGAAAGAGTACCTTACGCGGTTGGTGTAGGATCGACAGTTCCATTCTTCAAACAGAGTAGAGTACTTGCTTCAAGCCACGCTTTTGAATATATCGGTTCTGGTAATACAGCTCTCACCGCACTCCCACAAAGAGGTGGCGTAGCGATTACAGAAAATGAAGTTATAAGTCAGAATGGTGGTCTGGTCATTTATACATCTACGGACCAGGCAGGTAACTTCAAGATTGGTGATGGTGTCATCATTAATCAATTGGAGGGTTCTATAACGGGTGACGCATATCAAAGATCCCTATTTGCAAACATAACACCTTATATTCTCGCATTAGGAGGAGACAGTTAAAATGGCATTAGCCCTTAATAATTATCAGACAATCACTGGTGTGGTTGGACTCAATACAGTAGGTATCTATACTGCACCTACTGGTTATAGTGCTATTGTCCTTTTAGCACAAGCAACCAATATTGGTAGTGACACACAAACTATCAATTTCTCCCATGAAAGGACTACTTCAGGTATTGCAGTCACTACTGAAATGTTGAGAGGATTCCCAGTTCCTTCCAATGATGCCGCCAATCTTTTGGCTGGTAAACTTGTTCTGGAATCTGGTGATTCTATGGTTATATCATCCAGTAGTGCTACTGACGTGAAGTTTATCTCATCTGTACTAGAGACACTTAATCAGTAATAACAATGGCAAGATACGGAAGTAACGACCGTCTTAATTTAAAAGTTGGTGTTGGCTCTTTTAGTGAGGAGAAGACTTCACTTGAAATAGTCGGACGTATCGGCTTGAATACAGATGCTGCAATGCAGGATCTGGACGTAAGAGGGAATGTTTATATTTCAGGAAGTATCGGCATTGGTACTTCAACACCGACTGATGCGGTAGATGTTAATAATACAACAGTAGTAAACGTTGGTGTCGTTACCGCTAACGAATACTATGGTTCTGGTCTGGGACTGACTGGAATCACAAGTGCCACCAATGCAACAAATATCTACGGTGGTGCTAC